TTAATACAACAAGTGCTATAGATGAAATACAATTTAAAATGTCTAGTGGAAATGTAGATGCAGGAGATATTTGCCTTTACGGAATTAATTAATCATGATAAACAAAAACAAAGGAGAAAACTATGCCAAGATTTCATAATATAAATGGTGAAAGAGTTCAGTTTACAGCAGCTGAAGAGGCTGCTAGAGATGCCGAAGAGGCTGCTTGGGAGGCTGGTGCTTTAGGAAGAGCACAGGCTAAACTTAGATCTAGAAGAAATGCTCTTTTAGCTGAGACTGACTTTTATGCTTTATCTGATGTTACTATGTCAGATGACATGAAAACATACAGACAAGAATTAAGAGATTTACCTGAAGGTAAGGATACTGTTGACAAATGTAATAATGTTACATGGCCAACTAAACCATAATGGCTAGAAAGTTTAAGTCATTTGAGGAAAGACCTAAACCTAGGAAGAGACCAAGGGTACATAAAAAAAATAAAAATAAATCAGAGAAACGAATGTTTAAAAAATATAATAGACAGGGGAGATAATGGCGACTACACTTCAACCAGGTGCATTAACACCTTCACAAACACAGCAGACTGGCAGTAAAAAAGCTGTTAGTCTAATAGATAGTTTATTAACGCAACCTACATTACCCCAAGGGACAGCAATAAGTCCACAGGTTCAAAGTGTACAATCAAATGAATTATTATCTACTCCAGGTGTAACTGGAACTGTAGCTGCATCAACTACAGCTGCTGCTGCTCCTACAGCAACTGGTGTTACTGGTGCTACTCCGACTGCGGTATCTACTATGACTCCTGCAACTGCTGGTCAAGTAACTCCTGCAACGATTGGTACAGCATCACAAATGACAGCGGCACAAGGAAGTGTAACAGCTCCTGTAACTGCTGCACAACAGTCATTAGCTAATTTAGATTCAAGAGCAACAGTTCAAGGTCAGTTAGAAAACATATCACAGGATATTCAAACATCATTACAGCAAGGTTCACCATTACCTGCATTTGCTAGAGGAGCTGCTGAAGCTGCTAAAGCTACTATGCAAGCTAGAGGATTAGGATCTTCTACAATGTTAGCAGAAGCATTAGCAGAAGGTATATTAAGATCATCAATACCAATAGCACAAGCAGACGCAAATACATATAAACAAGTTATATTTCAAAACTTAGCTAATAACCAACAAGCTGCAGTTGTTAATGCACAATCATATCTTCAAATGGATATGGCTAACTTGTCAAATAATCAACAATCTAATTTACAAAATTTACAATCAAGACAGCAAGTATTACTAACTGATAACGCTGCTAGAAATGCTGCATTACAATTTAATGCAACTAGCCAAAATCAAGTTAATCAATTTTATAGTAATTTAAATGCAAGCATTCAAGAACAAAATGCAAAACGATTAGATACTATGAATCAGTTTAATACTGCTGAATTAAATAAAGTTGCAGCATTAAATGCTAAAAATACTACAGCTATAGCTGATGCTAATGCACAGAGAGAAGCTGCAATATCACAGTTTAATGCAACACTAGATGCACAGAGACAAAAGTTTAATGTAGAGAACCAAAGAGTTATTGATCAATCAAATGTAACTTGGAGAAGACAAATCAATACTGCTAATACAGCTGCAGTAAATGCTGCTAATCAAACTAATGCAGAAAATTTATTAAACTTAAGTAACTATGCATTATCTGCACTGTGGCAACAATGGAGAGATGAGGCATCTTGGGTTAATACATCATCTGAGAATGAAAATAATAGAAATCATAATTTAGCTGTTGCTGCTTTAGAAAGAACAACTAGTTTAGATTTACAAAACAATGCACAGAAACAAGCATTATATGGAATGCTTGGTCAGTTCGGTATGTCTGTATTTTCTAAATATAGTGATATTAGATTAAAAACTGATATAAAATTAATTGGTATATCAGAAATGGGAATCAATATGTATTCATTTAAATATAATGGTAGTGAAGATATATATCAAGGTGTTATGGCACAAGAAGTACCTTGGGCAACTACACAAGATAAACATGGATTCTATATGGTTGATTACTCTAAAGTAGATGTAGAATTTAAAAAATTAAATTAGGAGAATAAATGTCATCACAAAATAGTAATACAAAAACTTTATTTAAATCTGCTGCTAAAAATGCTGGTAAGTTTTTATCAGGTTTATTTAACACTCAAGATATGGGTCCTAATCCTCAAGTTGAAAGTGGAGAATCACCTAGAGGATTACCTAAAAAAAATAAACTTGGTAAATTTTTAGGTAAATTTAAAGACAAAGATGGTTATGCAAATTCAAGACAAGCATATCAAAATTATCTAAATAGTTTAGATAGATTAAAAACAGGTTATCAAAGATTTAGTGGAGCTAGGGTTAGCACTGGTATGATGTCACCTAGAGCAGCGGGTAGAGTTGGGGCTGTAGGTGCAGCTACAACTTTTGAAGATACATTAAGCAGTTGGAATTCAAGAATGCGTAAGTTTGCAGTACAAAGATACTATGCATCATTAGGTAAAAAATAATGTCAAAATTAATAAACGATAATATAACAGAACCAGAATACAATCCATTTGATGCCCCAATACCAGGTCAATCATTAACTGATGAACCAGGTAATTATCCATGGGAACATCCACCAAAAACAACTGATCCAGAGGATGCATTAAATAAATTTTGGGATAGATTAACTGATCCAGAAGTTGCAGAAGAAATGATAGCCATGATGGATGCAGGTATACCTGTTGAGGCATTAGCTAGAATACTAACATTTACTGGATTTGCGGAAGGTGAGTTTACACCTGATGTAGGATTCTTAACAATAGAACCTTTAATGAAAATGTTAGCAGCTATAGGTATTAGAGCAGGTGTAGATAAATTAGTCATATCTATAGAAGATTTAGGTAATGAAAAAACAGTAAGAGATATGATTACTTTAAAAGAAGCTAATAAACAAATAGAAGAAATAGCTGATAAATCTCAGCCAGCACAATTACCATCAAATTCAGGTTTGATGGCTAAAACAGAAAATACGGAGGAATAATGGTCAACCCACTTATAAGTGCTTTGCTAGGAGCAGGTGAACAGTACATGGCTGATGAAGATGCATCAGATGAATTAAAAGGTGATATCATTGATGGAGTATCTAAAAAATATTTTGATGTAGAATTACCTGCACAAAAAAATACTATCAATGCAATGAAAGAAGTTAAGAGTGTAATTGCACGTCAGTATGGTGATAAAATAGCAGACATTGGTGATAGCTATGGATTTTATGAAGATGGTAATATAGAAAGAGCTAAACAAAGAATAGTAGATTTTATAGCTACTACAAGAGATACACCTCAAACTTTTAGAGATAAAGTCGAAAAAATGAGTGACCAAGATTTTGCTTCTGCATTTGGAAAAACTTCTATGATAGGTGTTAGAGAAGCAGCATTAGAAGATAGAGAAACTAGAGTTAATAATATATTTTCTGATAGATCTAATGTAAGAGATTTATTAGTATCGCCAGATGCACCACAGAGTGGCATAAGAGGATTTTTATTTGGTAATAGATTACAGAAAAAAGATGCAATAACAGCTAGAGGTAAACTAGAAACTGCAATTGAAGACAGACCACAAACAGATGTAGAAAGACCTGACTCTAAAAGTTTATTTAAAGTAAAAAATGTAAAAGATGAATTATCTACTGATTTTTTATTTAGTCCTGCAACTACATATATAGGTTCAACTGATGAAATAGCAAAAGCTGCAGCTACATTTAGAGGATTTGATCAAAGTATACAAACAGGTGAAGATGCATTTGGTAATACAGTAGTTACTGGAATGAAGTTTGCAGGTAATAAAGAATTAGAATATAATGCATTCGTATCTAAAATGTCAGAGCTAGCTCCTCAATTTAGAGATCCTACAAATAATAAAATTGATTTAACTGCATTAGCTGCTGCTGCTAATGATGCACTAACACAGCAAACTGAAAATGCTTTAGGTAATACTGAAGGAGGTATTTTTGTAAATTATCTTGAGATGAGTAATGAAGAGAAAATAGAAGCAGGTTTAAAAAATCTTGATTTAGCTAGTATAGCATATAAATCTGGAGGTTTTAGTGATGCATTTAATGAAACATACCAAACTGATGATGCAAAAATAAAAGCAATAATAGATTATATTGGTGATTTAGGAGATAAAAGAGAACAAAGATTTTTTGCAGATAGATTACCAGTTGGTGTAAAAATAATGTTTAAAGGACAAGAAGAAGATTTAAGAAAATTAATAAAATCAATAGTAAGATAAAATGACTAGGCTATCAAAGGGTGATTTAATTATAAACACTGATGCGGCTTCATCATCTGGTAAAGATTCATTTTCTAGTAGCGAGCTATTAAAAAATTTAGAAAACTACGACCCTAATAAAAAAGTAGATATAAAATCAAATACTGTTATACCAATGGATACAAATCCAGATGGTTCAATTAAATATACATTTGATAATATATATGAAAATCAAGATTTAATACAGGTATCTAGAGATTATTACACAAAAAGAGATGGTATAAATTTTGAAGCTGGTGAAGAAGGTGATAGAGAAGCTATTAATAAATTTATAGCAGATAGAACTTGGAAACAAGCTAATAGTTTTTCTATGGGAAAAGAATTTTTATATATAACTGGTGATAATGCAACCCAAGATCAAAAAGCTAGACTGGCATATTTAACTAGAACTTGGGATGAATTACCTAATTTTTATCAAGAAGGCGGTAGAGGTTTTTCTGGATTTTTTGCTAATCTAGGTGTTGGTGTGCTTGACCCTATTAATCTTATTGGTGCTGGTGTTGGTGGCCAAGTAACAAAAGCTACATTAAAAAAAGCTGGAGAGCAAGTTATTAAATCACAAATTAAAAAGGGAACAGTAAAAAAAACATTAGCAAAAGAGATATTAAATAACCCAACTGAGCTATCTAAATTAGCAAGTAGTGCAAAAAGAAATGCTATCTTAAAAGGGTCTGCATCCATGGCAGGTGTTGATGCTGCAGGATATGGCACAATAGATATTGCTAATCAGCTTGTAGAAAAAGAAGTAGGTATGCGAGAAAAATTAGACCCTATAAGAACAGGGACTATAGCTTTAACAGCAGGTGGTTTAGGAATGTTTATAGCAGGTGGTGGGGGACTATTAGCTAATAAAATAGTTAATTTAAGATTAGAAAAAAATTTAAAATTAAATGATAAAATATTAAAAAAACATCAAGATAAAATACCTAGTAATAAAAATGCATCTGAGGCAACTAATAGTGAATTTAAACTTGGAAGTTATATTAGAACTAATGTAGCTGATCAATGGGATTTTGTAAAAGGATTACAAAAAGAAATAACGGGTGTAGGTGGAGATGTTGCTAGTTTAAAAAAATTATATAAGTCTGGTGATTTTAAAGTTGATCCAATATTAGAACCATATTTTCAATTAAGAACTTTAGCAGCTTCTTCTACAAGAGCACATAATTTTATTATGGGTGGAATGTATATGCCACCTAACCCATTAAGTAAATCTGCTAGTTATACAAAAGCTAAGAGTAAAGGATTGCATGAAGTATTAAAACCTTTTGATAAAAATAATGAAGTAAATCAATTTTTAAATTATGTTGCAGCTAAAAGAATGGATTTTATTGCAAAGACTAGAGGTGCTAGAGTAGCAAAAAGTTTACCTTTAAACAAAGCAGAAATAAAAAAATATATAGATTTTGGTGAATTATCTAAATCAGCTTATAAAAAGAAATACAAAGAAGATTTAGTTAGAAGAGGTAATTTTTTAACTGGCCTAGATGAGTATACAAAATTTACACAAGACTTACTAGAATATCAAGTAAGATCTGGTTTAATAGATGCTGATGAAGCTAAAAAAATACTAAGAGCAAACCCTTATTTTATACCATTTACTAGAGATAAACTTGCTAGCACTGGTATTATAGCAGGTATAAAAGACCAGACTGCAAAAGTATTAAGGACTGCAAGACCTGGTGCTAAAAGATTAGCAGAAACAAAACAAGAGGGTGATATTAATCTATATCAAAACTTAGTTAATTATACATATAAAACTGTTTTAGCAGGTGATAGAAATAGGGCAAAACAGGCATTATATTCTATGATTAATAAAGGTGAAAAATTAGATATACAAGCTGCTAAAGGTGTTGTTGCAAAAGTAAAAGGAAATAGATTTGTTACTATGCAAAGAAACACTAGTGAAAATATTAAAAAAGCATATGATAAAGCAGGTGCAAAATTAGAAATAACTCTC